AATTTTTTTATAATTGTATAAATTTTTTTATAATTGTATAAATTTTTTTATAATTGTATAAATTTTTTTATAATTGTATAAATTTTTTTATAATTGTATAAATTTTTTTATAATTGTATAAATTTTTTGTTTATTTTTATAAAAAATGTATTTAAAGACTATTTATTAAATACTATATGATCGATAATTTTTTTTTTTATTTATATTAAATTAAATAAAAAATATTGTAAAGACTATTTAATAATTATTATTATTATTATGACTTTTCAAAAAAATATTAAAAAAATATCTAATTATTTTTCTATCAATAATTCTAATTCACAAACAAATTTAGATTTAATTGATTCTTCTATTTCTAATAATAATTCTAACTATTCCGGCGAATGTGCTACTTTCAATCATAAACAAAATATTTTACCTGATAACCCTTATGCAAATAAATATGTTAAAAATAATCCTAAATATATTCCTAAAAATATTGCCAATAATTCTAACTATTCTGGCGAATATGCTACTTTGAATCATAAACAAAATATTTTACCTAATTCTTCTATTGAAAAAATTAATTTTTATCATAATTTAAATACTTCTATTCAAAATAATGATGACAATAATGGTAACAATAATGGTAACAATTATCCTGACTATTCCAGCGACTGTGCGACTTCTATTCATAAACAAAATATTTTACTTGATACTTCACTTAGAAAAATTAATAATAATGATGATAATAATGATGATAATAATGGTGACAATAATGGTGACAATTCCAGCGACTGTGCGACTTCTATTCATAAACAAAATTTTTTACTTGATACTTCTGTTAGAAAAATTAATAATAATGGTGACAATTATGATGACAATTCCGGCGACTGTGTGACTTCTATTCTTAAACAAAATTTTTTACTTGATACTTCAGTTAGAAAAATTAAAAATAATGGTGACAATAATGGTGACAATTCCGGATACTGTGCGACTTCTATTCATAAACAAAATATTTTACTTGATACTTCAGTTAAAAAAATTAAAAATAATGATGATAATTATGCTAACAATAATGGTAACAATAGTTCTGACTATTCCGGCGACTGTGCGACTTCTATTTATAAACAAAATTTTTTACTTGATACTTCAGTTAAAAAAATTAAAAATAATGATGATAATAATGATGAAAATAATGATGACAATTCCGGCGACTGTGCGACTTCTATTTATAAACAAAATATTTTACTTGATATTTTAGTTAAAAAAAATGATAATAACGATGACTATTATGGTAACAATAATGGTAACAATAGTTCTGACTATTCCGGTGACTGTGCGACTTCTATTCATAAACAAAATTTTTTACTTGATACTTCACTTAGAAAAATTAAAAATAATAAAAATAATAATGATAATAATGGTGACAATAATTCTAACTATTCCGGCGACTGTGCGACTTCTATTCATAAACAAAATATTTTACTTGATACTTCACTTAGAAAAATTAAAAATAATAATGATTTAGATAATATTGAATTTATACCTGATTATTGTGTTTATACTGATGGATCTTGTAAAAATAATGGTAACTGTTTTATTGGAGGTATTGGTGTTTTTTTTTCTATAAATGATTCTAGAAATTTATCTAAAAAAATTGTATCTGAAAATAATAATAAAATTACTAATAATATTTGTGAAATTACTGCTATCTTAGAAGCATATAATATTATTAAAAATGATCTTCATAATCATAAAAAAATTGCTATCTATACCGATAGCGAATATTGTCTTAAATGTTTAAATAATTATGGTAAAAAATTGGAAATTAAAAATTTCTCTGATAATATACCTAATAAAGAACTCGTTAAAAAATTATATCTTACTTTTAAAAATTTAAAAAATATTAAATTCTTTCATATTCGTAGTCATACTGATTATAATGATATTCATTCTATTGGTAATTATAATGCTGATAAACTTGCTAATTTAGCTTATAATGATTCTTCTCCTAATGATAATTTACTTCTTAAACATATTGATTATAATTATTCTGATATCAATACCCCCTCTAAAATTTATCTTAATGTTCCCTTCTCTAAAAAAGATATTGCTAAAAAATATGGTGCTAAATGGGATAATATTTCTAAAAAATGGTTTATTCTATCTGATAATACCTATAAAGATTTTTTAATTGAAACTTTTAAATAATTTATATTGTTTTTTATTCTTTTTATATAAAAAAATATCTTAAATATTTATTTATAATATTATCTATTATACCATGTGTATCGTTAAAAATTGTTATAATTTATCCGAATATAACTACTATAATAATAAAATACCTATTTTCTGTAAAACTCATAAATTACCTTCTATGGTATATATCAAAAGAAAAAAATGTTTATTTAATAATTGCAATTCTTTTCCTCATTTTAATTTCTCTAACGAAATTTCTGGTATTTATTGTTCTAAACATAAACTTGATACTATGATTCACGTCAAAAAATATAATAAAACTAAATTATGTATAAATGGATTATGTTATAATAATGCTAAAGCCTCCTTTAATTATTATTGTAAAAATTGCTTTATTCAACTCTTTCATGATTCTAACGTATCTATTCATTATAAAACTATTGAAGTATCTAATATACTTATTGATCTTCCTAATATTATCTATAATTATTATTAGTTTTTCACTAAAAATTGATTTTATTCTTTTTAATTATTTATTCTTATTTATCTATCTATTTCTTTACATATTATGATACAAATAAATATTCTTGATCATACCGGATATAATATTAGTTTCTTCGTAAATGAAAATGATTATATTTTATCTCTTTATTATAAAATATCTAAAAAATATAATATTTCTATCTCTAATCAATCTTTATTTTATCTTAATCAAAAACTTGATATTTCTAAAAAATTCTTACATTATAATATTTTTGATTCTCATAATGACTTTTATATCTCTGAATACGATATTTTTATTTCTATTTCTTAATTTTTTTTGTTACATATTCTACTTTATTTTATTATATAATAATATTATTATATTATAAATTTTTATGATTATTGATTGCTTTATTTTTTATAACGAATTAGATCTTCTTGAATATAGACTTAATATTCTTAATAATATTATTGACTTTTTTATTATTGTTGAATCTACTAAAACTTTTACTGGTAATGATAAACCTCTTTTCTTTAATGATAATAAATTTAATCATAAATTTAATCATTTTTATCATAAAATTATTCATGTGATTGTTACTGATTTTATTATTCCTGATATATCTAAAAATCAACAATGGATTAATGAAAAAAATCAACGTAATTATATTAATAATGGTATCAATTCTCTTAATCAAAAAATTAAAATTTCTGATAATGATCTTATTATTATTTCTGATATTGATGAAATACCTGACCCTAAAACTATATCTTTTATTAAAAATTTTAAACTACCTGTTACCATCGCTAGTTTAGGTCAAGATCTCTATTACTATAATCTTAAATGTAAAAATAAACTCAGATGGAATAGAGCTAAAATCCTTTCCTATCTTTTCTATAAAAAATTTATCAACTCTAAACCTAATATTTGTAGAATTATTAATCCTAAAAATTGTATCTCTAAAGGTGGCTGGCATTTATCTTATTTTGGGGATTCTAACTTCATTCAAAATAAAATTATTAATTTCTCTCATCAAGAAGTTAATAAATCTGAATTTATTAATAATGATAATATCATTAATAAAATTATAAATGGTAAAGATCTTTTCAATAGATCCAATCAAAATTTTGATATTATTGATATTAATGATAATAAATACTTACCACCTCTTTATAATATTTTTCTATCTAAATTCTTATAATTATTCTATTATGTTTTTTTATATAATTTTTTATTTATTTACTTGCTTTACTTGAGTTTGAAATTGCTTATCTAATTCATCCATCTTATTCTGAACTTTATTCTCTGTCTCTTTTATATCATTTATATATTTTGTATTTGATTCTACCGTCTTATTTAAATCTTCTACCCTATTATTTAAATTCTTTAATGAATTCGTTAATGTTTGTATCTGTGCATTATTAAAACTTTGTGCTGCTTCTACTGATAATGGTGTTTCTTTACATTCTGGACATTTCTTTTCTTTTTTTTCATCTAAATCTTTTGATTCTACTTCTTTTAAAACTTTTGTATCTTTTTCATTCTTATTTTCTAAATTTTCTCCTATTGTTTTTATATTTTTATATCTTAAATACATATTTATTAATTTTATTATTAATATTATTACTAATAATATCTCTAATATTCTTTTTAATATTCCTGTTTTTGTTTTTTTCATTATCATATATTATTTAAAGCTTTTTATATTATATATATTATATATAATTTAATGACTGAACAATCTGATTTTAATAATGAAATTATTGTCCATCTTAATAATATTCTTATCAAAAATGAATTAAATATTTTTGAACCTTTACTTGATAATATCTCCTCTATTAATCATAATAAAATTAATCTCAAATTACCCGTTCATATTATTATTCCTATTTATCTTTTTGATTTTACTGATTCTATTATTAATTATTTAAATGCATATGGACTCATTTATGATAATATTTCTTTTTCTTAACTGTTTTTTATTATTATTCTAAAATTATTTGTAAAATAATTTACTATCGTTATACATAATAAATATAACGTAAATAAATTTATTAAACCCCTTATTCCATTCGCCTTTATACCAAAAAATTTAAAATCTGTCCATTCATGTCTTAACATATTATCTAATACTAACCAATCTATTGATGAACTATTCTTTGACGTCTCAAAATGTATATTTCTTAATATATTATTATCTATCATACTCTCATTTATATTTATATCCATATTTATTATTACCTCATCCTTCATCGCATTATATACTATATTATCCCCTAATTCTATACTCTTCTTATTCATTATATGATTCCTATCTAAATATGTTATCATAAATGTCGGTTCTCTTATTATATTCTGAACATTATCTATAAAATTATTTATCTTATATATTACTATTAAATATGCTATCTGATATAATGAATACATTATTGTATCTCCTATAAACTCATACTCTATTCTATTTACATGATATATTAATGTAAAAGCTAATAATATAAATAATGTATTAAATATATAAAAATATTCTAAACTATCATTCGATTTCTTTAACTCATACTTTAAATCCCTTATCTCACTACTTATTATTGCTATCTTATTTGATCCTTCTGTCCATTCCCTCTTATTATCTATACTCTTTAACATATGCTCCATATCAAATAAATGCTTTATTATTATATAATAAAATATTATTGAATTATTCGTTATTATTATTCTTGTTATTATCTCATATATCGATAATACTATATAAAATATTACCCTCTTATATAATAACTCCTCTGCTATCTTATATAATACTATATTTATTATTGACCATATTATTGATACTATATATATTGATCTCAATATCTCTTTTTCATTCGGTAATCTTATTACTATATTCCTATCTTTACTTATCTTATAATTTATTTTATATAATTCTTGACCCCTATATAATATATCTGTTTCTATATTTATCAATATATTCTTCCTAAAAAATACTAATGATAATATATAATTTATTAATGGTGTTATCTGAAATAATAATTTTATTACTATATGTATATCCCTCTCTTCTTCTATTATTGTATATACTGGCTGTATTAATGTTATTATTATATATGTGATCTTTATTAATTTATTTAATTTACCTATTATCTCCTTTATCTTTATATTCTTCTTTATTAAATCCTTATTCTCATTATCTTCTAATATTTCTATCTCATCTTTACTCCTCTTTACATCTTTTTCTATATACATAGTATGACCTAATACTGTTAATAATTTTTTGTATCTATTCATTCTATTTTATTATATTTTACAATTTTTATATATTATTTTTTTATATATATATTTTTTTTATATATAAAATATCTTTGTAAATATCTTTTTTATCGGTTTATTATTTAAAATTTTTTATTATTTTAAGCTATATTTATGAATTCTCCTATTAATAATAATATATCTATATATAATAAATTTTCTAGAGAAGAAGTTCAAAAACATAATAAACCTAATGATTGTTGGATGATCTTTGATAATAAAGTTTTTAATATTCCTAAAAAATTTATTCTTAAACAACATCCCGGGTTATCTATTATTAAAGATGGTATGGGTAAAGATATTACTAATCTTTTCAAATTTCATGGTCATTCTACCAATGCTCTCAACCTTCTTAATTCTTTTTATATCGGTGATATCTCTGATACACCTCATCATAATAATATTATTATTGATAAATCATTAACTAAAGATAATACTATCTCTAATAAATCTAAATCTCATCATAATAATAATAATTTAAAAAAATATAAAGTTAGATTCAATAATCCTATTGTTAAAAAAATATCTATTGATATTAATAATGAAATTGAAAAACATTATCAACCTTCTATTCCTATCTCTAATCATAATATTCTAAAAAATATTGATAAGCAACACTTATCAAATAATCTTAATATTAATGATAATCAAATCTCTTTAAATAATCATAAAAATAATATTGATATTACTTCAACCAGAAAGAAAAATAAAAATTCTAATAATCAAATTACTTTTAATAATCATAATAATAATTTTGAAAATAATGAAAAAAATAATATTATAAATAAAGATAATAATAATATTGTAAATAAAGATAAAAATAATATTATAAATAAAGATATAATTAAAGATAATAATAATATTATAAATAAAGATAAAAATAATATTATAAATAAAGATATAATTAAAGAAAAAAATAATATTATAAATAAAGATAAAAATAATATTCTAAATAATGATAGAAATAATATTATAAATTATGATAAAAATAATATTCT